TATCCGCCGGTCTCAAACGCCTTAGCGCTGATGTTACGGGCAACAATGCCAATCAGGTTAAGTGCTGAAACTGCGTCTCTCTGGCCGGCGCCGACGCTGGCAACCTGACTTTCGATAGCCCGGTTTATTTCTGATTTCTTCAGGGTGAAGGGAGCGCGCAGGAAAGAGCGTTCATCGATATGCTCTGTGCCGAATTCATGCGCAGCGCCCACCTCAATAACCGACACGCCGCCTTCATATTTCTTGTCCGCCACCTTGGATGCCGGCAGGCCCACAGCGACATGGTGAGACTTCATCGCCTGCAGGTTCTTCAGGTACTCAGTTGTTGCCCTGAGCGTTTCTTCCGGTGTCATGCATCCCCCTCATCGAATCGCCAGCACATGCACGGCAACCAGCTTGCGCAGGCGAATGTATTCCTGCCCGTAGCCGCTGGATGCGTAGCCATCGTGATTTGAACCAAACCCGGCATCAGGTGATGAGTAGCTGACAGAAACGCCCGCCACGGACCTGCTGGCGATCGTCTTCATCGGGTTACCGTTGGAATTGCCGGAGGCTGTCAGCGCGCCAGATACAAAGAGCAGATGAGCCGCTAATGCAGCCTGACCCTGTTCATACAGGCGGCCCCACAATTTGCGGCTCATCTGGTTTGCTGCATCTTCAAGAGCCCCGCTGATGCGGGCTGGTGCGGTGCTGGAGAATTCGGGGTAACGGTCAGTGAATTCCATGCTACCCCCTTCTGTTACTGCGGTGAGGACTTGTAATCCACGTACACAGCTGACTGCGGCTGCTTCCACATGGCGCCGCCGAACGCTGAGCGATAACCACACTCATACGTCAGCAGGTCACGGGCGCGAACCGGCAGCAGTTCCGGCATGTGAACTTCCATCTCAAGGTAATCCGCTTCATAGGTGTAAATCACCATGCGCGTCTTGCCTGATTTGATGCCCACTGCATAGTTACTTGGCACCTTCACGAACGTGATACTGAATGCCTCATTACCTGACGCTTTACGCAGCGCCGCCATGATGCGATCCATCGCCGCAACCGGCAGCAGGTCGGTGCCAACAATCGCCGAGTTAGGATCGAACTTCTGCATTGCCAGCATGAAATCACTGGCGTCCATTGCGATGTGCGTTGGCTGGATGCGGTAGCCCGATTTCTTCCACGCAACGTTGTAGGCGTTAAGCACCAGCGCAACGAACTCAGCAGAAGTCATATCCGCAATGGTTTTGTTGCCAGCGTCAGTGATTAGCTGGACGGATGCCCCGGTCAACAGCCCTTCCTGCCCTTTAACACCCTGATGGCCCACGTAACCGGCATACTGAATGGTTGCCAGCGCGTTAGCGTACAGATCATCCTGCTTTTTGGTCTGCAGGCTGATGTTCAGGCGGGCGATCTTCTCCAGCTCTTGCTGCGTCCAGGTGGCTGCTTTAGCCCACTGGCCCACAGGTGCCTTCATCCACTCGATATCGCTATCGATGGTTTTCAGGCTGTTGGTTTTGTTGCCGATGATGCCGTCTTTTACTGAGCCGACTACCTTAGAGACGCCAAAATCAACGTATTCGAGGGCGAAATCCAGACCCTCTTTGATCGGCAGCGCTTCACCGATGTTGATTTCAGGCAACTCGCGCTCCTGCAGGGTCGTATCGCGCTGGGTCAGCGCTTCCTGCAGTACGTTTTCAAAATCTGCGGTTTCCATTGCCATTTCTTATTCTCCCGCCGCTGCCGGCGCTGCCTGCTGTACATAACCCAGGGTGATCGCCACGCAGTTGTTGCCTGCGCTGACATCTTCAACCCAGTAACCCAAATCGATGTTGCCGGTTGCCTCGCTGGTAACCTTGCCAGCGTCCGCACCGGTCGCAACGATGTACGCCGTATCGCCGCGCACGAAGTCCACGCCATCAACCGTCAGCGCGCCAACGCAGTCACCGTGTGAGAAGTGGCCGATGTTGGCGGTCTTGTTCGCAGGTGCTGCGTCGCCGTAAATATCGCGTACTACGATGCCGTGAATGCGTGTGTCAGCTGCCAGAGGCATAACGCCACCTGCCGGGTTGACCGCAACAAACGTGCCGTACGCCAGCGGCGTATCAGTCATGTTCTCTTCGCCCCACACCTTGTCGTTAGAGCTGGATGCGCGCTTAATGGAGCCTGGTTGGATGGTGCCGTCTGCACCGTCCCAGTCAGTGAATCCGAATGCCATGATTATTTACCTCCGAGGCGCTGTGTGGCCGTTTTAGTTGGAGCGGGCTTATTGTCGTTAAACAGGTGAGCACCAATATTGCTGCGTGACTTGGCTGTAGCCTGAATCGCTGCATACGCCGCCCGGACTTCGCTGTCGGTCATTGCTTTAACCTGCGCATCATTGAATGCACGGGTGCTGACCAGCACAGCAGACCGAACGGCGCGGGCTGATTTGGCGTCGTTAAAATTAACTTTCGGGAAACGAGCTTTAGCGTCTGCCAGAGTTGTTTCGGTTTCGCTGTCTGCCTGCATGGCGGCGAGCTTATCTTCCAGCTCCTTCACCTTGTCTTTCAGGTCAGCATTCTCGGTTTCGAGCGCGCTGATTTTCGCGTCTTTGTCATCGCTGCCGGCGGTATCCGGATCTGCATCAACAGGAGGCGTCACAGTCATGCCTTCGAGCTGTGCCTTCAGTTCGGCCAGTTGTGAAAGAACCTGCTGAGCCTGAGCGTTTGCCTCATCGGTTCCCTGAGCGTTTAAATCTTCGAGGGCTTTTTCCAGCGCGGAAATCATCCCCACAATCTCATCGGGCGTCAGGCTGGCGCCGTCTGCGTCTTTGAGCTTTTTACCCTTCAGGAAACTGAGGGCGTCGGTTAGTGTTTTGAACATCGGCTTACCTTTTTTGTCGTTTAACTTACACTGAGGCCCGTAACGCCCCTCTGCCACGCCCGCGACGTGATTGCCGCGAATGTTGATGTGGTAAAGCTGCCCGCCCCGGTCAATCAGCTCTGCGGGCTCATAACCAACCGATACTTCCCGGATGCCTGTCTTTTCCAGTGCCTCAATCGCCGCTGAGTCAGTCAGGAAAACGTCACACTCCACCTCATCACCGTTGATGCGGGTGTTAGCGATGTGCCCTGAAGCTTTCTCTTTGTGGTCATTCGCGTTCACTGCGCCGTCGTCCGGATGCGTCAGCGTGAACGGAAGGCCGTTGAATGAGGCGAGTGTTTCTGGCTTGGACAGCTCGTCGAGCGTGCGGGTTACTGTGATCTTCTTGTTGGCATCGCTGCCGGTTAACCCCAACTCATGCCCGTAGTATTCAATCGGACCGGCGCGGGTTATCGTCGCAGTGGTAATTACGTACCCCTGCGGTGTTCGTTTCCATGTCATGGCTTATTCCCACGCTACGTAAGGGAGAGAAAGGCACCGGCATTGGTAATCCTCTCCGGGGTTGCCCTCGTAGGCACCAATGCCGCTGCGCTTCTTCCACGTCTTGCCGCCGTCATCTGAGTAGACGGTCGGATCGGAGTATTTGCAGAGTTTGCCGTTCAGGGCGAAGTGGCTGTCACGCTCTCTCTCATCGCCTGTGCCGCTCCACTCGTAAACGTCCAGCCCCAGCGCCTGACTGCGCGCCTCTGTCAGTTGTGAGTTGAGCTTTGCGGTCTGGTCACGGGCAATGAAGCGGGCGCGGCTCAGAGAGACGTTACCGCGCTCCTGAATGATGCCTATCAGGTTCTCGCTCCGACCACCTTCACGCAGGTTGCCGAAAACCTTCTCCCCGATGTCGTTGATAAAGTCAGTCTGGATAGACGTAATCAGATCGACGTTTTCGCGGACCGCATCCTCCATTTTCTCCCTGACAGCGCCGTCACCCAGCATGCCGGTGAGGTCGATACCAAAGGCTTCTTTGTAGGTGCGCTGCGTCTGCTCTTTGTTCTGAAGGTTGGCCCTCCGAACAAGCCCGGAGGCTATGCGGCTGGCTATCTCGCCAATTGAGATACTGGCGAGCCGCTGCATGATACGGGCGAGCCTGGCGGTGATTGAAAGCGGGTTGTCGTCTGGTGCGTCAGTAAGCGTTGGCCTTTCCAGTTCCTCAGTGACGATCTGAGTCATGCTGCTGATGAACTCTGATAGCCGGTCCCGGTACCACACCTCAGCGCGCTTGCTGGGTGTGGGTGGTCGCATCTTACGCCGCCGCGGCTTCCGGCGGCCCTGCTTGCGCTCCAGGAGTTGTTGTAATTCCATAGTTACCCCATGAGCCGGAATCTGCACCACCGCTGACGATGCCCTGAATTTCTTCCTCGGTTACCGTCTTCAGGACACCGCGGGCAATCATCTCCCGGAGAGCGATCTCCTCGGTCAGAATCTCGCCGGTAACGAGCGTATTGAAGCCGGTCGCGTACTGAGTGAAGCGCGTTGCCTCTTCCGTTTCGTTGATGCTGTCGATTGACGGATATTCGTAGGTCATCTGCTCAGTAACAGCCAGGCGGTCGAGTAAGAACCTGTCAGCGAAATCCTGCATCGGCCGCAGGCGTGTTTCCTGCATGCCGTTGATGGTTTCGTAATAGGCTTTGTTATCCTCTTCCCCGCTGCTGAACCCGCTGGCAGACTGCCCGAACAGCACCGTAATGGGCCTGTCGAGCGCGCCGGCCAGTACGGTAGCCATCTTGGTGATGACGTCCGAGAGCCCGGCAAACTGAGCATTCTTTTGCTCATATCGCCCCTGAGCTTCTGGTGTGCCTGCGTCAATCAGCAGCAGTCCGGTAGATGATTTCGTCTGCTTCATCACCCGCGCATAGTCCCGCACCTGCTGTTCCTGGCCGGCGGCGATCTGGTTGTTCATGCCAGGCACAAACAGCACGTCCACATTTGCTTCCTGAATGGTGTCACCCGTGCTCAGGATGGCTGTGTCGAATGTCTTGATGTGTTCGTAAGGCGCCTGCAGGTCAGATGTGCCGAATTTTGCGCGGTCTTTGATGCTGTGCCGGCCAAGCTTTGTCCGGTGGCACCGGGTATGGTGAAAGCGCAGCTGTTTGTTGCCGATGTCTATCTGGTAGGTCAGCGGCTCACCAAAGTAAGGTGAGCTGACATCAGTGATGACGTTGCTGTCCGGCGTGTACTCCCCTTTGCGGAACACCAAGAATTTGATGATGTCCTCTGACTGCAGATTGACCTCGCTGGCGATCAGCTCATCAGGGCAATCAGTGACAGCCACAATGAGGGAGTCGCCCATCAGAGACGCCCAGCTCAGCGCATCGTTGAAAACCTGATTCAGCTGAAGCTCTGTCTCGATATCCTCGATTCTCTGCACCAGAGTGCTGTCCACGTCGCCTGAGAAGGTGCGCGGCAGCTTAAGCATATCGGCGGCCGTCTTATCGATGTACTTCTTCACCACCCACGACTTTTTATACATCGCGAGCAGCTCTTTATCCGGCACATCGGGCTTAGTGCTGCTGTAGCGCACGGCGCCGATTTTCTCCCCGAGGGATGTCATTAAACTGACCAGGCCATCACTAAGACGACCAACAATTTTTTTCTTCGTCATTACATGATGTCCAGTGGGCTGAGTTCTTTACGTTGATACAGGTCGCGAAGCCCCTGCGTCATGGCGTCGACAACGTCATCATTCGCGCCGACGGGAAACGTGGTGATTTCCGCCACCGTATCGACGATCCACGGCGCAATGTCTTTGTGAGGCAGGAATATGTTCCCGGCCTCCCACACCGCAGTAATGGCGTGAGCACGGGCTACCTTGCTGCCATCCGGCTCTACAGGAACGAGGCCAGACACGGTGTTTTTCAGTGAGTCGATTACTGCAGGCCCGTTGGCTTTGTCCTCGACAAGCTTTCTGAGCCCCTTTGGAAACTGGTCTGCCATCCTTTTCACGGCTTTAAGCGTCGCGGTGAAGCTCATGCGCGCCCGCACCTGATGCAGAAGATAAGAGCTTGCGCCTTTCTTGCCCCAGACCTGCCCGACGACATAGTCCGTGCCTTCGCTGTCTTTGAATGTCATATCCCAGCTATGAATGACCGTGTCGAAGCTGGTTGGCAGATCTTTAGGCAGGTAGTACTGCATCCACTCATCTTTGAAGATTGAGCCGCCAGCCTGTTTGGGCGACTGCTGATACATTGCTGACCAGAAGTAGTCACCCAGAATGACCTTCGTTTCGAGCAGCTTCTCTTTCGGGTGCAGGTCCGGGACCAGCGCCTCCCCTGACTCATTGATAGCCGGGAAAGCCAGCACCTTAGCGCGGGGAGTAATCTCCACCACCCGGCCCGACAAATCATCTGTCGCCCAGCGCGTCGCCATGATTATTTCGCCGCTGTTTTTCGACAGGCGGGTCTTAAACGTTGATACGTACCAGTTCCAGATGGATTTCTTTGTGGTCGGGCTGAGAGCCTCTTTGGCGTTCTTTATCGGGTCATCAATGATGCCGAGGTCAATCTTCTTACCCGTCAGCGGGCCACCTACGCCAGCACACACGTATGTGCCCTTGTGGTTAGCAATGCTGAACTCGTTGGTGTTGCGCTTAACGGCAACGCCGTCAGAGGGCTTGTTACCCAGCCACGAATCGGGGAACAGGTTTCTGTATTCAGGCGTGGACATGATGCGCTGAACATCGGCGTTCATGTCTCCAGCCAGATCTGAGGAGTACGACAGCGCACCTACGCGCATATCAGGATGCCGGCCAAAGAAATAAGCCGGCAGATAGCGCGACACAATATCTGATTTACCGTGCTGCGGTGGCGCACCCAGAATCAGGATTGGCCTGACGCCTGCAACCATATCGGCAATAAAGCCATCCAGTGCGGCACATACCGTCTCTGAGAACTGGCTGACAATGTAATCAGGGTTGATGTACTGAATGAACTGGTGGAGATTGCCGCGTGCCTGACGCCTTCTGAGTAACTCCTGAGCGGCCTGCTGCTTACTTACCGCCTGCAATTGCGGCAAGCTGTTCATCGGTTAACTCCTCTACGCTGACCTTATGCTCATGCTGAATAGCGCCACCATCTTTACCTGTATGTTCATTTGATAGCTGATCCTTAAGGCCCAGATCCCTGGCTATGATATTGGCATTGAGAAGGTCAGCTGCTGCACCTGAGAATTTTTGGTCGAATATGATTTCTTCGACGCGCGTGGTGATATTCGAAAAATCTTCTTTCTTGCAGTATTCAGACCATGTTGAACGAGCAATATCCAAAAATATGCAAAGCCCCGACATAGTCATAGCTCGCATCTTTGGCATATCTGTCTTAATGATCTCACCTTGATATGCGAAAGCCTTACCTTCCCAAAGAGGGTTGTCATCTACCCACTCGAAATACTCACAGCATGCAGCCCACAGATCATCGGGTTCAGCGAACTTTGGGTCTCGCCCATGACTACTGCGGGCCTCCCAAAATCGGTTACCCTTTGGTGCGGCCATATTCACTCCAATAAAAAACCGCCCCGGAGGGCGGCTTCTAAAAAATTTGATGATGAACTACGAATCAAGCCTAGGATCAGAAACACTTTCCATAACGCTTTTCGCTATCTCTTGGTTTACTTCCCAAAAAGCGTCTTCAGAGGTGAGAGTAACTACTTTAAAATCTTTCCCCCTGCCTCCAACCTGAAAATAGTAGGCGCCTGCATCTTTTCGAATAGATATGCTTGTTTCCACGTAAACTAATTGCCCAGGATTAGGTTCATCAATGAATGTAGATATGATGAATGACATCTTAAGATCTTCAAGTTCAAAAGTAGAAAGTGATTTTGGTTTGAAGGTGGCCCCATCACGAATTCCTGTTGCAACGAAGCTGCGAGGAATGCCTTTACTATCGACAAACCTATCTTCAGAAAGATAAAGAGATTCCCTGTAATGTTTTAACAGTTTCTGGCCTGCACTCTGTAATTCGTTTGTCAGCGCCATCAATTTGTTCTGGGTATCGTAAAACTTTTTCTGCATATCTTGATGTGTAGTCATTATCATCTCCTTTTTATTAGAGATGATATGTTAACACCGTGCTCGCGCTCTTCAATAAGGGTTATTTTCACTCAATAACCGGATTCGCAACGCTTCACAGCGTGGCTAACCGTTATCCCTTGTCGGAGAGATTCATCAGCTGAATACACCTGAAGAACTGTTGTTAGATTACTGCGGCGCGAAACGGACTGGTATGACTTCATTCATGCTTTTCGGGCGCATAGGGAATGTTTCTGATTCTATGGCTCCCTTTATAGCTTCGACTGCTGCAGTGCAGAGCTTTTGATTTCCATCGAGCACCATCACATCCGTAGGCTGCTGACCCAATGGCTGTGTGACTTGCAGGATGCAGGTTTTGCCACGGTATAAATCAATATCAAAGAGGCGATGTTGTATGGCAGAAGTAAATTGGCATATCCATACAAGTGTATCTCTGTCTGCTTTCCCCTCAGGAGTTTGCGACTCACATTCATTCTTCATCTCAACCGCAGTGGGGAATTTAGCAGACTGCTTAGCTTTTAGTCTGGCCTGAGATTGCGGATTAGCCTGGCAACCAGCCAGCAGCACGATAAGGGCTAAACAGAGCGATTTTTTCATTATGGCTTCCATGCAAGTAATTTCATTTCTTATATCACTCAATCACTCACAGAGAAAGTTACATGCCGGAATGCCTCATCATCAGGCGCTCTGGTGAGAAAGCGCCTTGTGATGATCACGCTACCTTTCCTTCCATCAGTGCCACCATGTCAGGATCGAGTTGGTCAATGAGGTTTTTGCGGGCCTCATTCAGCAGCGCCTTTCTCCCGCCCTTACCCCATTTACCCATCTTGCTGGCGCACTGGCTGATGTCTTTGGTTTCACCGCCAATGATGTGATCAAGCCGGTTTAACTGGTTGAGGATGTCGAGTGACCGGGTGCGGCTCTCGATGAATGTGTTGTAAACATCAATCTCAAACTCAGGCTTTATCCATGCGGCATATCGGACGGCAATCATCTCGACTCCCCACACACTTTGAGAGTCACCGCCTCGAATTACTTTAAGTGATTGATTATGCTCCAAAGGACGTTTTTGTCCTCTGGCGTCCAGCGCCTTTACGAACCGCTGAACCGATGCGCTGCGGATGAACTTGCTGGGCTTTTGCGATTCAGTAGCCTCGCCGTTCAGAACTGCTGCTGCGTGTAGGTCATTCAGGCAATAGCGTCCTTCACTGTCTACTCGAACAGATACGCCACTTACGATCACCGTTGGATATGTCATTGCGTTCTACCTTTTAGCGAATAAGCCTCGTTGCCCAGATAACCGCCCACAGAGAAGCCGCCGCTTATAACGGTTATCTCCGAAGCTGATTCCTGAAAGGCTCTGTGTATGTAGTGCGCCGGGCATGGCGCGGGATTTACTGCAGGTACAAAAAAGCCCCGCTATTGCGAGGCTCTGTTACTTCCTGATGCTCTGCTTTACTTCGGCCACGATTCGCTCCTGCAGCCTGGTTAGTTCACTGCGGTGCCGGCGCTCCTGCCGCTGGTGAATCCAGAATCCGACCCACGTTGCGATGAGGGCGCCAATGCAGATACCTGAGAAGATGTTGTAAATCTGATAGGCGCTCATTTCGCTTCCTGCTGGCAGTTAGCTTTCCATGTCTTGTTGTGCGTCAGGATGGCCCGCTTGGTGCGCTCATCCATCGTCATGATGTCCGCCTCAGTCACCAGGATAGGCTTTACCCAGTTACAGGCAGTGTCCACGACTTCAATTCTTGTTAAGCCAGTCTGAGCGCAGCTCGTTGTCAACAGCGCTGCCAGGCATACGGGAAACGTTTTGCTGAACATCGGCGGCCCCTTTTGAGGTTTCTGTCTGGCGCTGTGATGCCGCCTGCTGGGAATCGATAGCGGCTTTGGTTTCCCGTTCGCTCGCTGCCTGCTCTGCTTTGGCCTTACCTTTAGAGTGACCAATGCCGAATGCGCCAGCCACCGCAGCGATTACCACACCGATTACAGTGAACATCAGTTCGATGGTCGTCATGGCTTGTTCTCCGGATCAAGACCAGCGTCAATCTTCTTCCCTTCGATGTCTTTGTCAGTGGCGATTTTCTTTGCCCCGATATAACCCGCAGTGGCGAAGCCGAAGAACAGGCCAAATGTGACATCTGACAGCGTCCCTTTGTAGGCCTGCCAGCCAACTACGCCGCAGCAGACGAGGAAAGCGAGTGCGGCCTGCGTGCGGCTCAGAGATATGTTGCCGCTGCTGCCACGGAGAACGCTGAACATGTCCATCAGATGAGGCCCCGGTAAATGTCATAGCTGCCGGTCCGCATCACATCTGCGTGGCGTTTGGCGCGATTAGGCGTTTGCTTCGCCCACAGGCTGTTGAGCATGCCATCAGCTGCAGCGCTGAAGTTACCGTCCGCAATCAGCTTCAGGGTGTTCTTGAAGCTTGCAAGCCCGTCAGCGCCCATCTGGTAGGCCATGCTAATCAGGATGTCGCGGCGCGGTGGGTTACAGGCTGCCAGAGCCGCCGCAATGGCCGGACGCTGGTTCATCTCGTTAACTTTCTGGTCAACGATAACCTGCTTCCATACATCGCCCACTGTACGCGGTACGCGAAAGGTATAATTGCTCAGGCTGGCGCCCTTTGGCCCGATGCGGATGCCGCCGGCAACGGTCGGATAACCGAGCGTATCGAGGTAGGGAGTCTCTTTGTACCCCTCCTCGTAATTCAGGATCGGGATGATTTTACTGTCGGTCATTTGCTCTCATCCTCTTTCACAACCTGCTTAACCTTGTCGGCCGTTTTGTTTGCTGTCCGGTCCGGTATGTTGTCCACCTTCTTCTGCAGCTCGCCGACCTGTTCAGCCAGGCGAACCACTTTTGAATCACGCCGGTCAGCAACCTTACGGTAATCTTCACGGATGCTTTCGATCTGCTCGTTAGCCTGGCTGCTTACGTAGATGAAAATCACGGTCAGGATGATGCACAGCAGAGATGATGCGAGAAGAACTGAGCCAATCAGGATGCTGCGCTTGTGCTTCTTTGGGGCGACTTGCTTATTGTCGAGAGTCATCGTTTCCTCCAAGCCTGGAGATAATCCCCGTGACTTGAGCCTTGAAACGCGGGTCGATGTTCGCCTCAGACATGGCAAGCATGACGCTCAATGCGTTTTTAATAACCTTAAGGTCAGTTTCGAGGGCAGAAATACGAATGACGTTTTCATCATGTCTTTTGCGCAATTCGTCGTTTTGCTCACGTAGAAGGGCATTATCAGATTTGAGTTGCGCCACCTGGTCTTTGTAACCAGTAATCAGCTCACCTGAAGCGCGGTTGCCTGTCACGACGTTAGCCAGGTGAGAAACAACCGGCCTCCAGAACAATGCGACGGCACCACCTCCAAAGACGATGGCAGCAAGACTCGAAATTAAACTTTCATTCATGCCGCACCTCGCGGTGACGACTGGTAGGTATGTATCATAGCCGTCTCCGGCATTGCCCGGAGGTATCCGGCCGTTTGCTGTGAAAAGTCGCCTGCTGCCACATAGGGGAAATCCATGAGGTCGCTTTGATTGGCAGAGGCGAAAACGAGAAAACCCAGCTCTGCGGCCGGGCTTTTTAATTGGGTGCAGAAATGCAAAAAGCCCTCGCAGATGGTGAGTCCGGAGGGCTTTTTAATTATCACAGAGTGATGGAACTTGTATTTTTCAGCGCACCTAACAACAGCGCGCAACTTCAACTGTTGGAAATCATATCCCCAGCTTCCTGAAAAGTAAATAGCTCACGATAAAATAATGAGCTATTTAATTTAGTTCTATGCCGTTACCTTATTCAGCGCGGCGTTCGCCCAAGACTCCTCGGTTTCAAGCTTCCCAATCAGCTGGCCGTAAAATGGCTTGCCGCTTCGATCCCACGTTGCCATGCTCACGCTCTCCGTAATTGCGGAGATAGCACGATAAGCCTCCACTGCCGGAATGCGCTCATATCCGCGCCCGCAGCAGCGCTTGCAGTCACCCATCACCGGCACGCCCTGCTTTTCCGTCTCTGCTTTCATCACTGCCCGCCCGCGACCGTTGCAATCACGGCACGCAGTCGAAACCACACCCCTGCCGCAACAATGCTTACACAGTACACGCTCCTTCTCACGTACCTGATAGCTGACATTATCCGGTAGAGCTTCATCAAGGCGTTTGATGTCAGCCACCGCCATCGGCCTTTGCGTGCCGAATCGTGACTTCGTGGTAAACACATCAGCCTCAATAAACCCTTTCGCTCCACAGCAATCGCACGGCTTTACGCTGGCAGCGCTGCGGCAGTAATCCATGTAGGCATAAGTTGCGAGTGTTTGCATAACGGCTGGTTTAATATCAGCGCCAAGTTTGCGAAAGGCTGGAACCCTGTCGCAGGTTTGAAGTGCATACTCAGTTAACAGGGATACGGCGCGTGCGGCGTCGTTCTCACTTACTCCCACCTTCCCCATAAAAGCGCTGTAACCCAGCGGAGCACGACTCTGCGTCATTCCCATGGCTGCGATATAGTCGGTACCGGTAAGCGTGTCAGGCGACGTCTGCGGCGCTGTCCCGCTGAAGTTCTGCCCTTTCGGGAAATGAAATTTTACTGTGGCTTCTAAGCTCATTGCCAAACCTCCGAGATATCCAGATCTTTCCCTGTACGGCGATACACTTCATGCCGCTTCATTTGTGCGAAGTGCATGCACTCCCTGCAGGCATCAAACATGGCGTTAGGGTTAGTTTCGATGCTCTTGATGGCTTTAGAGCTCCTGACGGTGTATGTGCCGCACACGCAGCGAACAACCCACTTACCCTTTTCTTCTGCCATGAGGCCTATAACTTTCAGCCTTCCTTTTTGCCTGCCAGTCAGGTCGATAAAGCTGGGAGCCTTGGGCAAAAGGTGCCGGGGTATCATCTTCGGCGGTCCAATAAACTCAGGCGTCTGGATTTTGCAGTTCATTTCATAGTGAACGCCTTTGGAAACGACCAGCGCCGCTGTTTTATTGACTGGCGATAACGCTGCTGTTGGCATGCTTAACCCCCATGATTTTGGCTGTGTGTTTGATGATCCGATAATCGACCGGGAAGGTATTGCGTGTGCGGTACATACGCAGGTGTAGCCATTTCTGTTTAAGGTATTCAGTCATGCTGCCTCTCTCTGCCTGACCAGTTCGCGCAGAGCAGACCTGTAACGCGCTCTGATGCGCTCCAGTTCCTCTCTGGTGTATCGGTGTGGTTGATTGTCAGATTCGAGCGCCTCGACGCGCTGAAGGCCGATTTTGTTGATAAGGTTGATGCGGTATGGACCGATGTTGCCGGAGTGGTGTGTGTTACAGGATGCACACTGGCTATGTACGTTGTCCTCGTTGAAGCGTAACTGTGATGCCGCCGCTGTTGTCCTGTAATGTCCGGCGTGGTAGCTGACCGCCGTTGTGCTGCCGCAGCTGATGCAGATATCTCCGTCCCGCGCCCTGATGTAGTCGTTGAATGCCCGCTGGGTCATGTTCATCCAGTGGCTTAACGGCTTCACATCTGCTTTGCGCTTATTCCAGGCTGCACGCAGCTCTTTCTCCTGGCGCTTTTGCTTGCGCTCGGATAGCAGGGTTGCGAGTTGGATTGCACATTTGGGAGAGCAGACTGTTTGCAGGCTATTGCGGGGGATAAACTTTTCAGGACAACACTTGCACTTCTTAGGTTTCGGCGGCTTGGGCTTGATGCCTTTAGCCATCGCTATCCTCCATTGCTCCGTTAGGATCGGACTCTATGAAGAGTTCATCTGTGCAAAAGGCGCAGTAGTAAGTCTCATCTGGCTTGAGTGGTTCGCCGCAGTTTTCACACATAGTCAGCTCCATATTCTGTTCTGAAATTGTTTGCTGGGCTTCGGCTCGTACCGGCTTTCAGGAAGCAGCGCCGATACCCTCCAGAACTTAGGGTCGAATGCCAGCGTCTTTTTGGCCTGAACCTGCCGGGCGGCGTATTGCGACAGCAGGCTGTCTGCCGTGATGGAGTCCATAGGCTCCGGGTGAGTAAACCAGGTGGTTTTCATCGCGCCCTCTTCGCAAGGTTTTGGCACGTTCCGGAAGATAGCCCGGTTCTTTTGCTGATAATGGACCATGCCAGCCCCTGACTGCGGAGATAGGCGATGCGGTTACAGAATTCCTGTGAGTGAGAAAAGTGTCTGCCGTGTTTCATGCGACCCTCCCGAAATAGTTGCCGGTGTACCGCACTTCACGCAGGTTAACGCCGTTGCCGACAGCCCATGCGGTGGAGTACTCGATTAAACTTGTCATGCGCTTAACGCCCATTTTTGCGGTTGATTCCCTGATGTTGCAGAACTCACCTTCCAGCCCCGGCACTATCTCTGCTCCGTTACCGGTTGCCACTGAATGGCCTGACACAAAGAGCGTTTTCCACTGAACCGCTGTGCGCTTCGCATCCATCCAGATAGCCTGACGCGCCACGTCACCACACAGGGCGTGGAACATGCTGTTCTGAAGGAGTGAGCGGTCGTAATCTGTGATGCGGATAGTGAGGGGATGATGGTCGTTCAGGGGGAGTTTGTTAATCTGCTCTATCAGGTTTCGTCTCACCTGCTCGTTCCGCAGGAAGAACGTTTGTTTATCCACTGCTACCTCCCTTCAAGTGTCTCCACGTAGTCATAGAGGTTGTCTGCTGCTGCACTCAGAAGCAGATCGATTGATTGAGTGTTGTGGCCGCCCTCGCGGATCATCTTCAGTGCGGTTAGGATGGCTGAGCGGGAGTCTTTAACAGGCTGATGCTTTGGCCTGAGGGGGATTACGTTGTTCATGGATTACTCCAGGCAGATTTGCTCTGCAATCTCGTTTAATAGTGCTGGCTCGCTATCAACCACCTCATTCATCCAGTCGAGCGATACCAACTTTCCATCACGCACTACACCAATATTGAAATCATCACTTCCGGTGCAATCGAAGCCATCATCAATCGCCGCCTTTCGTGTTTCATGCATGACTAAGTCTGAGTTGTATTCGATCCCAGCGCCCTCTGAGTTACACCAAGCGCGACCCACAACCACGATATATTTTTCCGTCATTTTGACTCCTTAACACTGTTGATTGCTGCCTGCCAGACTTGCCAATTATTTTGTGTCGCAAGTAAGAGGTAGCCTCCCCCACTTCTTTCCACGGCGCGCGGAAATCTTCCATTATCCGATGCCCACGCTTCAAACTGCTCCCTGCTGCTTTCCCCCGCTCCACTTTCACGGCAATCATCGCCGTTGGTTTGGATTGTCATAAACCCTCCTGCTGTTGATATTGCTCGAACCAGAAAACAACAGGATCAGGCTTCATCTCTACTAATCCCATTCTGACTAGCGCCTTACCCTTTCCAGAACGGAGAAATTCACGGCGTCCGTCATCGATAATGCGGCGGTAATCTTCAAGGCTATTGCAGTGTTTGTGCAGATTGCAGCCGTGACATGCAGGCACCAGGTTTTCGAACACATCCATATCTGGATTAACCATCTCCCCATCAAATCTGATTACTGGCTTTTGATGGTCAGCATGCCATTTATCAGAAAGATCACTTCCGCAATATGCGCATCGTCCACCAAATTTCATTCGTAGCGCTGAGCGTTGCTTTGTGGTTAGCCTCACCCTTCCCTCCCATCATTCTCAATCACCCGATAGGCGATGATGTCGCCACCCTTACCCTCGTGATACCAACGCAAGTCGCCTGCAGCGGTCATATACTTGTTGCCCAGTCTCGTCCGATACTCAACTTCCTGGCGCGGCAGTTCAACCGGGCATTCACCACCACACCACTCAATCCAGCCATCATTGCCCTTATCCTGCTGCTCCAGTATGGGGATTGCGATCTCTAATGCCTGCAGATAAAGCTCTTCACGCAGGCTCAGGCCAATTTTTGGCGATTCCTGGTGCTCACGCAGATGACCGATATCACGGCGTGCTACTTCAGCGGTTAGCTTGTTCATTTGGTGACTCCTGTAATTTGACCGCGGCGGAGAAAATGCACTGCATAACGACCTAAGCGGATTTCCCTGCGGTAGCGGTAGCCGTGTCGGATGGAGAATGGTGCCGGATATAAGTCTCTATTGATGACATTCAGCCCATAGCCGAAGATGCGGAACCAGAACGATCGTTTTGGCTTTCTCTGCCATGTGATGATTTTCAAAATCCACCTCCACCCTTTCTCTTTCCGCCCTTATCGGAACGCGAATCGCTTTCAAGTTGCGCTTTCAGTGGGAGATATACTGAACGGTGCACGAACGGAATGAACGCATTGAAGAATTTACGGTACTGGTCAGTACGGTATCCCGTTGCGTTATCAACCATTGCATCCAGAGCGTTCCGTGGCGGTCGTGGCAACTCGACTCCAGATAATCGGATGAACTGGTCTACAAATTCCTTTTCCTCGAGGCAGCGCTCGACCACATGCATCAGTGCCGGGTCGGTTGCCAGCGTTACCATGATGTTGCCAGGCAGCCCGTGAATTACCTGTGTCATGGCGCGGCATCCTTGTACTGAAGCTCTTTGGTGTAGTTATCCGGACTGAGCGCTGATTCGATGAAAGCCTCAAACAGCTCATGAATGCCGTTGCAGGCTTCCACCTTCAAATCATCCGATTTACTGTCTACAGTGGCTATGGATGCGACAGTGGTAATCAGCCAGTCGCGATACTCCTTAGCCGATTCGATGTCTCTGGCGCGGGTTGTGTACGGCGCCATGCTGATTACGTTGTTCACTTCAGTCATGATGGCCACCTTTCAGAGAAAAACGGCGACGGATGTCGGCCAGATGCTCCAGCGCTTTTGCACTGCTTGTCGGGATGTGAAGATGCGGTATCTGCCTGCGCGGGGGCGGGATTTCTTCACCAGACTCAATACGGCGCGACATCTTGCGCAGCTCATCACCCAGGCGTTTGCGGCATTCTGAATCGGTCAGATTGAACGATCGCATCTGGTTGTAGACCGCTGTCACCATGTGGAAGCAGGCCGGACTTTGCCAGGGGAAATCCTCGCTGCTGTCGTACATGCCCCGATCCCTGCAGTACAGGCGGAACATGTCATACAGCTCTTCGTCGTCAGGAAGCCCGGCGGCGCGATGTTCGCCCTGCTTGCACCACTCGATGAACTGGCCGGGTGATGGCAGGAACGGAGAGCCACTGGCACGCGCCAGCTTCATGCCGGCCGATAGCTGCTGCTTGTTGTGAATGCCGTTTTCGGCAAACGCAGCGATCCACTGGCGCTTAGCTGCCGCTTCGTCCTTCGGGTTTCGCCAGGCGGTGCTGACCGATGCCGGGAAAACCTGCTTCAGGTTCGAGAACAGAGCATCAACCAGGCGCTCAACGTCTTCGTGCACACCACGCTCAACCGGGCGCGGACCATCTCCTGCAATGCGGGCCATTGCTCCTGCATCGCGGTTTTGAATTGCTGATACGAGATTTCTCATAGGAAATCTTCCTCCCAGGCTTGGCGGCTGTTCCAGTGATGTGCAGGCTGCTGCTGCACTGGTAGCTGCTTGCGGATAGGAAACTTCGGCTTGAACAGGCCCTGATAGCCGTTCGCTATGCTTGCGTTGATGACGTCAACCGGATCGTGCCCGTTGTCGAGGCAGTCTTTCAGAACGCCGAAAGCCTTAGTGACGGTCATCTCAGACTTGATCGGCTTCTTGGTTTCCTGTCGGTACTTAACCCATTCATTCCAGGCCTGTTTGTTTAGCCATTCAGGAACGGTCACCGATAGCGGGTCAAACTTAGGTGATTCCCCCTTGGGGGATTTAGGGGGTAGTTTGTTTTTATCTGTCTTTGGAAGAATGTCTTTGGTGTTCCCCGTTTTCAGGGATGGCTCTCCCTGTTTTCGGGGATGGTTATCCCTGTTTTCAGGGGTGGTTGTGGCATCCCCCTTTTCAGGGATGGTTACTGCTGTCACCGGCTTCTTGTAAGCCCATTTTTCCAGGTCTGTATTGATGCCAATATAGCGTGTCTGCCCTATGCGTCTCATGGTCAGAATCTGCCGCTCTGCAAGGTTGTTCACTGCTTCCGATGAGTGCTTCACACTCAGATCGGTTGTGTCAGCAATGAGGCTATTGGTTATCCTGTCCTCTTTTTTCGACCATCCGTATGTCAGGCGGATAATTGAGTTCAGAACGCGAAATTCACGCCCTGATAGCTCAACTTTGCAGAGTGCATCCTGAATCTGATTAGCCAGTCGCAGATAGCCGTTTTCAAGGTCGGCCACGTGACCTCCTGGCTTATCTGGTATTAGTTGTTTATTTACAAAATCTACGTGTTTCAGGTTGCTCATTCTGGGGCTCCCTCATCGGACGCGACCAACCTTATCCCGTTGCCATGAATGACAAGGGCTCCGCCATCTTGAGTCATTTTCTTGATTACCAAACACCCAAGGAAAATTGCCATGCTGACGGCCTCCTTGTTGGCGCCAAAAGCATTCACCCCAAAGTGTTTAAGTAACTCGTGAGGCTCATCGTCTTCCGTGTGGTCAAGAACAATCAGGTTGTACAAGCTTGCCAGTCTCTCCACGGAGTGCGTGCTGCCAAATGGCATGACCCGATCGCAAGCCTCTTCCACAATATTGAGTGACGCTTTGAAGAATTCCCTGCCTTGATTAATCCTATAGCGTGCAAGCATTTCATGAACCTGCTTTTCATGTCCCCACGGGTCATTTGTCCGGTAGCGGCTTACCACATTGAAAGGGAAAGGCACCCCAGATGCAGATGAGAGCTCTTTGGCTCTTTTTTCTGGAGTGGATGTAGTCATACCAACCTTCAATACGCCTGGCATGGCTTCATTTGCCAAAACATAAATCCAACCTACTGGCGTGTAGTCTTTTGGCATATCCATCGTCTCGTGATAAGTAAGATTGAGGATGTCACTAAGTTCTGTCATAATTACTCCTGTGAATTGATCCAGTCATTTCGCATCAGGCCTCAAAACAGTTACCGCTGCTTTGGGGCTTTTCTTTTGTCAGTAATTCCTCAATCCTCAGCAGCCTCTTCGCTACTTCAGACTCCGGCGACACCACATCCAGATAGGCCATTGCCAGACTCATCATCTGGAAGAAGCTGTGACGCTGCTTTCCTGACGGGCGCTTCATGCGGCTTACTGCTGCCTCATCCAGACCCATGACTTTTGCCAGCGGGCCCTGCCCAAGCTCAGCCAGTTTGTTCAGTAGCTGGCCTTCAATTTCTCTCGCTTTCTTGCGATAGCTTGTAATTTCAATCATGTAATATTCCTTTCGTTGAAAAACTTGCGTGACTTTGCAGCGAGCTAGTCACTTGGTTTTTGCTCCGGCATTGCGGCGGGAGCAGAGTCAGAGTTTTAAAGAGCGGTATTTCTTAAACTGCCTGATTCGGATGAGGAAACAGGTCAGTTAAATCCGGGCGTACCTGGTAAGCTGGGATCTTTCCATCGGTGGCTTTCTCAATGCGCTTTGCATTCTCGGCTGACACCTTTTTCTTCCCATGCAACCAAGCCCAAACTGAGGGCTGCTTGACGAGGCATGCATCAGCTAACTTCTGCTGGCTGCCTACAATGTCAATAGCCCGCTTAATAGCTTTGTTGACCATAAAATAGCTCCTGCTTTGCTTGGCTATTGTGATAATAGCTAAAGCTATCCAAGAAGTAAATAGCTTTGGTTATTTGATGAATAATATCTATGGCTATATCTTTCAGGGAGGACAAAAGGGAAATCTAAAATGACTTTTGCAGACAGACTTAACGCTGCCATGAGGGCAAGCGGACATACTCAGGCTTCCTTAGCTGAAGCTGTAGGAATGGCCCAGCCAAGCGTATGGAAATTGACGCAGGGCATTACCAAAAACACCAGAAAGCTTTATGAGATAGCGAAGGTTCTCGAAGTGAGCCCAGAATGGCTCTCTTCAGGCGAAGGTGAGATGAGGGGCGCCCCTCAGATCCACATCCCTAAAAAAGAAAGACTGGCGGAACCTGACTACTATCGTGTAGATGTATTGGATGTCCAAGCTAGCGCGGGGGATGGTTATCTTGTGTCTACTGAATTCGTTGAAACCATAAGAGCTATTGAATACACCAATGAGCAGGCTAAAGCGTTATTTGGCCCACGTCCTGCCGATACAATCAAAGTCATCACCGTGCGCGGCGACAGCATGGAGGGAACCATTGAGCCGGGCGATCAGATTTTTGTAGATCTTGCCGTAACCCATTTCGATGGCGATGGTGTCTATGTCTTCGTTTTTGGCAAAACAATGCACGTAAAGCGCCTCCAAATGCAGAAGCATCGCCTTGCAGTCCTATCAGATAACCAGCGCTATAAAGAGTGGTTCATCGAGGAGAGCGACGAGGGAGAGTTCCATATCATGGCAAAAGTGCTTCTCCGTCAGTCTGTTGACTATAAAAGGCTAGGCTGAACAAAAACGTAAAAGTCTTAAATTATCCCGCTTCGGCGGGATTTTTTTCGTCTGGACAAAAATAAATTCCTTTAGGAATCAACATGAAAATCGCTAAAGCTATAAATATATATCTTTGGCTATTTACAGTAATAATAGCTTTGGATATATTTACTCCATCAGCACGAAGCACAGCAACAAACGGCAGGACGCCGGCGCTCTTTAACATTGATGGGGTTTGTCTCCGCAGAGATGCGGGGAACCAAAGAGAAGTTGGCTTTGGTGGGCGGTAGCTCAGTGTTAACCGGTAGTCGGCCATTCTAGATGGCGGTGACGGTTGCAATAGCTGAAGGATAGTTTCTCGGAGTGCGCACGATGAGAGGCTGGATGTCGGCAAAGCTTAGAGCACCACGATGCGATCGTGGAGGTCACCCACAGAGGGTCTTCCCAACCAAAGCTAATTACCGGAGGTACACCATGACAGTAGTCATCACAATTCTGGCCTCTGATAACGCCAGAAATCGCCGCAGAGCACGCCGTGCCGCGCAGCAGGAACAACAGCAAGCCGATGTCCGCCTGGCGAGAAAGATTGCCGTAGCGAGCGCCGGATGCAGCTTAAACGTAGCCCGCGCCACATCAGCGCCCAGTCTGCGTGAGAAGCATGAGAGCACAGCGATGTGCTTACCACAGGTAGCCCTGTTTCAGGCTGGCCATCGCAAGGTCCGTAAGGACGCAACACACATCATTAAGTGAGGTAAGCATGTCAGAGCAAATAGTTGTTGAGGATGTTTTTCATCAGAATTACGGGCCTGAAGATGGCATACCGCCACACTGGTGCTGCAAGTTTTACAGAGATGGTTTCGCGGATTATGAGTATTTCGAAACTAAAGACGAAGCCTATGAATTCGCGTTTAAAAACGGTTACGTGCCGCTGTAACGCCGCTGGGTATCGCAAATCTAAAGACATCGTAACGGCGAGGTGATCGGATGGCATTTGACCACGGCATGTTAAACATCCCGCTGGATAAGCGTGGCAACTTCCATAAGGAGCTGGATGAGCACCTGGCAGCTGAGAAGCGCAGAAACGAGGATGAAACATTCGTCCGGAAGACTGCTTTCAACGATGCCAAATCACAGGCACAGCACCTGTACCTGCAGCTGGACAGTGCCTTAGTGAAGGCCGAAGCAAAGCGGCGCGGCCTGAAGCTTGGCGAGTTCAGAGAGGTTCTGAAAGACATCAGAGATTTCAGACCAAAGCAGGCGCCAGTGGCGTTTGCACCATTTATCAAGGCTGCCTAACACGCAGCCTTTTTCATATCTGGAGGCACCATGATGAGCGACGTTGATTACTACTGCGGTTGGTTAGTTTTTATCGTGCTGATGGTGCTGGGGTTTATAGCAGGAGGTTGAGATGGAAAAAGAAACAGGCGGTACAGCGTTCCCACTGCCGTTAGGTAGTGAAACGGTTGAAGGTCAAGAAGGTATGACACTGCGAGATTACTTCGCGGCGAAGGCGATTAATGGGATTTTATCTGACCCAGATGCGGGGTTGCTTGACGAAGATTTAGAGCGATACGCCGCTATTTCTTACCGTCTGGCCGACGCAATGCTCCGCGCCCGGGGCCAGTAACCACTACAGGAGAGAGAGGGGATGCGGAGAAATGCATTTGATGCCGCCATGGATAAACGAGCACACGTTAAAACCTGCGAATCTGAGGGATTCGTAGCTGACAGTATGGAGGTCAGGTTAAAGCTAATGGAACGCGTCGGCGCCGGAGAAATATCCCTACAGGATGCGCAATCGGAATTAGCAAGAATCAAGAAGAACGCAAAAAAGAATGGGCTGCTTACCCGCAACCAGGCCTATCTGAAAGGCTGAGTGACACCGTAAAGCTGTCTGCTTAGACGGCTTTGAGGTGCTACGCACCACCGCCTTAGAGGGCTTCCATAACCAGAACGTTTCATCCTTAGGCGCCGCAATGGCGCCTTTCTTTTTAGCACCAGTAACCAACCACTATCAGGAGTAACCCCATGCCTACTTATGCAATGGCAGGGGCGGCATCGGGCTGCCCCTTTATCACCGAATCACAGTTAGAACGTATCACCCGCCGCATGCGTGCTGCAGCCCGCAGCCTGTTAAACGCCATGAGCCAGAGAGGACACAAATGAAATCACGCTACTTCACGAAAGCACAGGAGCTTTCCAGAGAGGCCCATCTCTACAGCGACAAAGCGAAGTGGGCTATGGCAATGCGGTTACTGCGGAGGGCGCTTTAAATGAATTTCAGACTGACACAGCGAGACAGAGAAGAAGTACAGAGCATCGCAGACGCACTGCCTGACAGCGAGCAGCGCGACGTGGCTGATTACGTGGACGACTGGCAGCGCCGGAACCACGTCAACCCGCTGATGATGGCCGCCCTCGCCTTTCTGAATCAGCACTATGACGGCCAGGCTGTTGCCATGCTCGACCATGACGACGACTGGCACATCAAACTGGATGAGGTGCTGCGGGAGCTGATGATAGACACCGGCAACCGTGAGCGCGGCGTGAACGTGATTATTAACAAGGTGGCGTGATGAGCTTTGACCTGGTCGAATTCGTAAAGCAGCAGGAACCGCTGTTTGTAGGGGCGCTGACAGACCCGTCAGTCACATGGGCAAAGGAATGCCAGTTTGCTATTCAGCACTTCCAGAAGAATGACTTCCTTGCAAAAACAGCGATCGGAAACCCTATCAGCGCACAGAACGCGATCGTCAACGTCGCGGCTATTGGCATCAGCCTCAACCCGGCGAGCAAGTTGGCTTATCTGGTGCCGCGTGACGGGCTCGTTTGTCTCGATATCAGTTACATGGGACTGCTTCACATCGCTCAGGCTTCAGGCGTAATCAGGTGGGGCCAGTGCAAGCTGGTGCACGCCAGTGACACGTATGAGAGCAACGGACTCGATAAGGCTCCCATTCACAAATACAGCCCTTTCGTTAAGCCAGACGAACGAGGCGCGGTTATCGGCGGCTACTGCACAGTAAAGACTGCAGACGGAGACTATCTCACCGAAGAAATGAGCCTGGCTGAGATTGAAGATATCAGGAAGGTCAGCAAAGCCGGCACATCACCAAAGGGACCATGGGTTAACTTCTGGTCTGAAATGGCTCGCAAGACGATTGTGAAGCGCGCCAGTAAGTACTGGCCCCGGGCGGAACGACTCGATAACGCGACTGAAATGCTTAACGAGACAGAGGGCGTATTCACAGAGCCTGTTATGCCTTACACGCCTGAAAGCGAAGTACTTGCTGCAGAGGATAAGCAGAAAGAAGAGCTGCAGCAGAAGGTCAGCGACCTGTGCGACAGCATGGAAGCATCTGAAAGCATGGATGACCTGAAGCAGCACTTTGCCGAAGCATTCAAGCTGACGCGAGGCATGAAGCTGCAGCAGAACGTGCAGGCCATTTACGCAGAGTGCAAAGCTAAATTCGATGAGGTGCCGCAATGACTGCCCTGTACAAAATAGCGAATGAGTTTGCAGCCCTAAGTGAGTCCGGCATGGAGCCGGACATGATTGCCGATACCCTCGACGGCATCCAGTGGGAGCTGGAAAGCAAAGTTGAGCAATGCCTGGCTATATGCAAAAACGAGCAGGCATATGCTGAGGCCTTGCGCGAAGAAAGCAACCGCCTTTTAGAACGCGCCCGGGCCGCTGAGAATCGCGTCATGCGCATAAAGGAGTATGTGGCTACCTCACTGGAAACTACCGGCAAGAAAACGCTGCAGGCAGGCATTCATCAGGTAACGGTAAGGGAGCCAGCCAAATCAGTGGAGATTACCGACGCAGGTTCTATACCGCCTCAGTTTGTCGATTACGAGACAACCATCAAGCCGAACAAGCTGGAAATTCGCCAGCAGATAGAGGCTGGCATTTCTATCCCGGGCGCTCACTTAAAGCTCGGCAAGCCATCACTGATTATCAGGTAGGCAATCATGAAAGCACCAGACCATCCCATTACTGTCGGCCGCATAACGCTCCCATACAGCCACATGCGGAAAGGCTGGAAGCACCCTGACGGCACACTGATTAAAAACCCACTTAAGGCTCAGCGAATTGCTGAGCTTTTGAATAATGAGAAGCACAACTGACAGTGCTGGCCTGTACCCGGCTGGCATTGCATAAGGGGAAAGATATGAGCGAAGTGAAAAATCTGACAGAGCAGGCAAAAAGATATGGAAGCCTGACAGTAACGCTAAACGTTGATGACGTTACTGCACTGCTGCAACGCGCAGAAGCAGCAGAGGCGACAGTCAGTGACGTTAATGAAGTAATCGCCCTGTTGTCTGAGCGTGAATGGGCAGAGCACTGCACCAAGACTGAAACAGGAAAGAAGCTAGAAGAGCTTATCACCGAGCTTCATGACGATGTCGCGCCACCTATCAACCTTGCGCAGCTGGTTCCTCCTGAAACGTCCTGTATCGGCTGGGTTCGTGATGAAATAAAAGAGCACGATAAGAAATGGTTAGAAATGCTGCGCAACATTGAGGAGCAATCACAATGAGCACTCGCGGCATGATGTGGGCTGTTATGTGTGTAGCGTGCGGAATCTTCTGGGCGGGGGTGGCTTATGCAATATGAGATGCCGGAGCTGACTGAGGAACAGAAGGAGCAGTTGATTGAATTTATCAAGGGCGAGCAGGAGATGTGGACGATGGAGGGGCATTACTCCACAGTGCTGCGTATTGCGCTGGCGGCGATTGCAGCCGAACCTGTTGGAGAAATTATTCAGTTCACAGACCGCGTAACCGGCGAAAAATCCAAGTGGCGATTCAGCAATAACATCTGCGGAGATACGCGTGGAGATGCATATCAGACCACAACTAAGCTGGTCTACACCGCACCACCCGCAGCCCCGGAGGCACCATGCTTATCGGCTTCGTCATCGTAATAGTCTCTGCCCTTCCCGCTCCGGTGTCGGAGCGAATCTATCCAACTATTGAGGCCTGCGAGCAGATAAAGTCCCGGCTGCATGAGCGCCGGCCACTGGTGCAATTAGAATGCTCGCCCGTTTACCGATAGCCGCCCGATGAGGCGGTTTTTTCTACCTGTTATCTGGAGAATCACTATGTGCGACATTGCAGATGATGCGTCAGACCTTGAAATGCTTAACGTTGAAATTGCGCTGGCTAACCGGCCAAAGACAGCGATTGAGTTTACCGGCAAGTGCCACTACTGCGAGGATCCTATAAGTAAAGGCTCCTTCTGCAGCAGAGAGTGTGGTGAAGATCATCAGAAGGTAGAGCGTGCTAAGCAGTTTAAGGGGGCGGCATGAATGTAACCCAGAGTACCATTCAACAGTTGGTTATCACCGACGCTGACAGGCTAGACCCGGTAAAAGTGATGATTGAAAACCTCCGCCCCGGCGCTGGCAATATCACTATTACTTGCTTCGGTAAATCATGGACATCCTACTGGGGTTCAATGTCTGATCGGTCGATTCAGGAGTTCTTCTTAGACTGCAACGATTCTTACCTAATTAACTGCCTTGATCAGGGAATACACAGCGTTCTGGATGGCACAGATAATGACGCCAATATTGATTTTGTAAAAGGCCGGATTTGCAGACTGCGCCGCGACTTAGAATTATCAGCAGATGAGGCACGCGAGTATTGGGATGCAGCTGACGGCAGTGAAAACGTAAAAATGCTTTGCTGCG